CCGGAAGCGGTTTTTCGTTCCCAACCCTTCTGCCTGCCTGCCCTTAATGTAATCATATTTCACCATTTGCCCCTCAGGCAATTGCCTTTCGGCTTCTGAGCGGCGCGGTCTTCGGAAGGAGTTCTTTACAAGTGTTTGCACGTGTAAAAACAGTTAATTCGTTTATTACAAGTAAATTAACGAAAGAAAGACCAAAATTTTATGCTCAAAAACGATGTTTTTAACACGTTTTAAATGAATTTCGTGCAAAAATCAAGGCAAAACGAAAAAAAATCTCGTTTTTGGGATGGAATTTAGCTTTTTCCTCTTAAAAATGATCTTTCCCCAGCCTCTTTTTTTACTGTGTGATATAACTGTTGTTGCCTCTTAGGATGTATCAATTTATTATTTTAAAGAATGCCTGTTGCATTTTTTCACATCTATTCAAACCTGTATTTTCGCTCCTGTCCGGCTAATATCCGATACCGACCTGCATGATGTCGGCTTTGTCCTTTATCCTGTACCCTGAAAGGAGCAAATTTGCTTTAAAAAACAAAAGGATGAAAGGATTGACAGAACTGATTGTGGCGGGCTGTATTTTATTCGGCCTGCTTCTTACGCCGCTGGTTTTCTCCATACTGGATTTTATAAGCGGAGTGCGCAAGGCCCGGCAGCGCGGTGAAAGGATCACCTCGGACCGGTATCGCAGAAGCGTAAAGAAAGTGGCCGGTTATTATAACCTGCTGCTGGCATTGGTGGTTGTGGACTGTATGCACATGGGTTGCAGCTGGTTTCTCAACAGTTATTACGATTACCATATTCCTACGTTCCCGTTCGTTACCCTGGCGGGGGCGTTCTTTGTAGCCGCCATCGAGATCAAGAGCATACGGGAAAAGGCGGAGGATAAGGTCAAGAAGGAGCTCACCGACGTGGCCCTGCTTGCCGTGGAAATCGCCAAATACAAAGACACGCCCGCGGAAGCTGCCAAGGCGATTGCGGACTATTTTAACGGAACCTCAAAAAAGGAGTGATATGAAACATGTTTTATACACCCTGCTCCTGTGCGCCCTTTTCCAGGGGTGTGGCAGCTCCAAGTCGGTCCGGGAGAAAACGGACAGACGGATAATGTCCGACAGCCTGGTGGAAATCAAGGGTAACTTCGAGCGGCGGGAAGGCGAAATACGGACCGATTCGGCAGGGTACATCCGGCAAGCCCGGCAGGACCGGATCGTGGTTATGTTCGACACCGGAAAACCGGTATCCTCACAAACCGGATTGCCCCCCGTCAAACAGATCTCTTTTACCGGGACCGCGCTTCATGAGGAATCGGGGTCCACCGCGGCGGTTCACTCCTTCCAAAGCAGGCGGGCGGATTCCTCCTTGCTGCTACGCACACACCGGGAAGAGGAAAACAGGAAAGAGCTCCGGACCGATCGGAAGACAGCACCCGGGCCACTGCTCCGGAGAATCGCTTTACCGGCCGGCCTGATCGTGGGTGCTTACCTCCTGCTGCGTATGCTATGTAAACGTTTGCCTGAAATCAAAGCGCTATGGAAAAGGATATTCAAAGGATAAACGTTTATACGGCCATCGAGCAGATGAAACGCCTTTCCCAAGAAGGGGAAACATTTTCCCTCTCTTTCCGCAAATATGACCGCCAGCGACACAGCGGCGGGGATACGGTAAGGCTCAACCACGCCCGGCTTCGCCCGAAAGCTTCGGATGAAGAGATTGAGAATGCCTCTTATAAGCTCTTTCTGGTGGTTAGCGAAATTCTGCCCTTTATCATCCTTACTAATCGTTTTAAATCAGCAACTTGTAAAATCTTGCACCATGAGACAAAATTTTGACGGGACAAAAATGGGACAAAACCGCAGGAAAATAAAGCCAAGACCTCTTTGTTCCGAATATCCTTATCAGAATACCCTCGTTCCGAGTACAAAGGTACAAATTTGTCCCGTAAAAAACGAACAGATGAACCTATTTCTCTCATTCATAACGCACTTTTCCATAATCTTGTACCACGACAGGTTCTTCAAGGTTTCAGATACATTACTTCATGTTTTACCGTTAAATAATGTTTCCCTGATAATTGTACATTGTTCAAGACAAATGCCAATCATTAGAATTGGCATTTGTACACTTCTTTTGTCAGACTTGATTCAGATTCTTCGGTTGTAATAAAGTGCGTTGCCCTGTTTCCCGCAATAGCTAATTGCCACTTAAAAGTGGTGCAGAAAGATGTGGCGAATTATACGAATAATCGCTGATTTATAGATATTTAATTAAGATTAAAGTGAGCATATCATCAAATATTATCATATACATTTGCATCAAAAATCTACAAATAAACAGATAAAAACCAAGAATATGACTGAAAACAAAACATCAAAAATGAACCTCGACCACGAGCGTAAGATTGCCGAGCTTCAGGAAAGGGTGAACAAGTTGGAAGACCTCTGTTTTACCGCAAAGGAGATTCTGAACCTTGAAGAGGCATCCGCATTTCTCGGAATTGCCAAGAGTACCCTCTACAAAATGACGCACCTTAACCAATTACCTTTCTTCAAGCCTGCGGGCAAACTTATCTTCTTTGAGAAGAAAGCCCTGCTTGATTGGGTACGTGGAGCAAAGTCCCTGTCGGAGGAAGAAATCAGAGCGGAAGCTGCTGCAAGGTTGAATGATATGAACAACAGACCCTAACCGCCATGGGAACAGAAGAACTGATAGAGCGCATCAGCGAGCGTGAGCCTTTGTTGGCAAAAGCGGTCAGCCACATGGTTGCGTATGTTCAAGACCGTTATCCCTCTACGTTTCCGAGCAAGGAGCAGACTATGGCGGTAAACGAATACCTGCACAGCATCCATGCTGACGGAGACGGCAGTATGTCGGAAACTAATTGCGAGCATCGCAGGATTGCTTCGCAGCGAATTACCATCGCTGCCATCCGTGTACTTGACACCGAACAACAGAACAGGCTTCAAGATATACTTGACCATATCGCATACGACAAGGAGTATTATATGCCGGAGAGAGGGCGAGGTATGCACTACTGACTTTTCTTTTGGCTGCACCAGTTTTAGATTATCCATAAACAGACAAATAATGAATAAAGATTTGAGCTATTGTATCGTGTTGTCGCAGGAACAACTTTCTTATCTGGCAGGAAGCAAATACGGCATTGACCGAATGAAGATTCTTAACCGGCTTATTGAAGCGACCGTGCTGGAACAAACGGAGTATTCCAAGAAAGGCTTTGCCACGACATTGCAAGTCGGACAGGCGGCTTTGTCGGAAGTGGAATTGTCCTGCAAATTGGGCTATGACAAGAAGACTATCTCACGTGTGATTGACAAGATGAATCGGCTTGGTATTGTCGCATCCGTTCAGAGCAACCGCACGAGCATTCACATGCTGAAATGCGTATCGGCTTGGATGCTGGACGGCAAGCGTATCGACAACCCTTTCTATGTCCGAATGAAAGACCGTAAGGACGGCAACCAAGAAACGGCTAACCGCGCATATAACAACGATAGTATTCTTCAAATGAACCGACAGCATATTTTGGAGAGCCAAACAGAAACAAATTGCCCTACCCAAACGCAAATAGACAGCACGATAGTATCGGATGAAACTTACTTCCCTGATTTATCGGCTTCGCCAATAATAGAAGATATACCTGTTATAGCTGATGATGGCGAACTCTTGATGGCTTCTTCTTCTGTCTGCGAACAACCGTTGCCATTCCTGATTGGCGATAAAAACGAAGCAGAGGACAGCAACAGTAACGATGGATTGAATGCTGAAACAGATAGTCATGAGTTTCCAAGTTCGCCCACAACTACATCAGGCGATGAGATTGCAGAAGACGGAAACGCCAGAGATACTGTACAGATAGATTCCGCTTCGATATATCCAACCACGGTATGGGCTTCTCCACAGCCTTTGGCAGAGGAAGAATCCGCTAATACCTAAAGGGACGATTGGCAATTATAAATCATTCAGATACAACAGAATGTACTGTAATTTGGTGTGTAGTGTTACAAGAAGTGCCTATGTCGCACAGGCTCGCTTCGCTTGCCAGTACCACATAAGCGTATTCCGGCAGTCGCAAGCTCCCACCGTGCTGTACCTTTTTAGATAAGATGTTTTACCCATTATAATGCAGAAAAGAATGAAGAACAATGATAACGACAAACTGATTGGCGAGAATAAGGAAGAGGAAAAGGATAAGAAAGAAACAAGACGAATCTTGCGCCTTGAAGCCAGAGTTACGGAAGACGAATACACCAAGGCTTTGGAACTCGCCCAATCCTGCGGTTTGACCATGAGTGACTATGTACGCAGGACGGCTTTGGGGCATCGTCCACACTTGCGGCTGACCGAGCGCGAAGCGGAAGCTCTGTGCAGCCTTTCGGATGCAAGAGGCGACCTTATCCGTATCGTGGCAGCCGTGAAGTCCATCCAAGCGGATAAGCGTGCCATCTATTTCAGCGACACCCGATTTGTGGAGCAATGGATGAAAGCTGCCACAAAGCTCATCAGCCGTTGGAATCAGATTGAAGCTTACCTTAACGAATAAAATTCCCTACCTGTTATGATTGCAAAAGCAGCTACCATTTCGCATGGCTCAAATGCCATCAGATACTCCGTCAATAAAGACAGATCAGATATAGTCAAGACCAATCTTCTGCCGGATGACATTTCTCCCGAAGCGATGTTCAAGCGGATGATGTTTGTACAGAAGATGTTTGCCAACGAAAGAAAGAGAGGCAGACCGCTTACCGACAATGTGATAAGGATTGAAATTTCCCCAACCGCAGAAGAAAGCAAGGGCTGGACGATGGACGACTGGGCACGTTTGGCAGACGAGTTCATCCAAGAGTTTGATTCCATAGACCTGTCTAAAAAGACGAAACGCGCTTCTTCCAAGCAGACCAACCTCAAAGGTTCGCAATACGTTGTCGCCCTACATCGGGATGCAAAGAGTGGCATTCTCCACCTGCACATTGATGCCAACCGTGTGGATATGGAGGGCAAAATCAATGACGGACACCTACCCGGCATGAGGGCTGTAATGGCTGCGAATATCATCAACGAACGTTACGGCTGGATGCAGGCCGAAGAAATAGGCATACGACATAAGCAGGAGGTTTCAGGCTGTTGTATGGAGATTCTCCGTAAGATGGATAAGTTCAGTTGGGAACGCTACGAAGCGGAACTGGTGAAGCGTGGCTATGGGGTACACATACAGAAAAACGAGGACGGAACGGTTTACGGCTATTCCATCAAGCGAGGAAACTCCAGTTATAAGTCCTCAAAGTTGGGTGTCGGTCGTAACCTTGTCCCCTCAAAGATTATGAATACGTGGCAGAAATTGCATCCGCAGGAGGGTAAAATCTACCAATCGCAAGCAGAAAACAGGCAAACAAGGACAGCCACGCCGACTGCCATTTCCAAACCACAGGCAACACCGCAACCTGTAATGAAGCACTATTCCATCGGCACGGACAACAACAGGACATTCAATGTTTCCCTATCGGATGCCGCAGACAACATCATCCGTCAGGAGTGTTCTTTGAAAGAAGCGCATCCGTTGGCTAAGTTGGAAGAGATACAGCACACGGCTCTTCTGTTGTTTGCCGGATATTTGGATGCAGCCACAAGTATGGCGGCTTCAAGCGGTGGCGGTGGTTCTGATACAGGTGGCTGGGGACGGGACAAAGACGAAGATGAACTTGAATGGGCACGTCGTTGTGCGAGAATGGCAAACCAAATGTGCAAGCGCAGGAAAGGGCTTCACAGATAATTTTTCAACCCAATATCAAAAGACATGAGCATAGGAAAACCAAAGAATGACCCCATCGACCTGAACGGTCTGATGAACGAGATAGAGAACGACCATCGGATAACGGTGGAATCGGATGCCGTTGATAAGCGCATTGATGAATTGCGAGCCGCCCAAAAAGACTTACGGCAAGCGACAGAAGCATTGGAAAAGGCTACAGTGACTTTGAATGAAGCCATTGCAGCCCTTAAATCCGCCACTGATAACTCTGCTAATATCGTAACCGGAATTAACAACGCCATTGTCAAAGCGCAAGAAAAGACAGAGTACAAGGTAAGCATTGCGCAAGAGGATATGGAATTGTTGATGAAAAACTCGCAAGCCGTATTAGTTACGGACGAGATAGTGATGAAACGCCATTTTGAGAAGCAAACTCAGGCAATGGAAGCCCACGAGCGCAAAATAAAGAAAATCCTTAGCAGGAATGAGGGCGTGTGGGTTTCTGACTTTTGGGCGAAAGTGTTTTGCTGGGTTATTTTGGCGTGCTCTCTGCTTACGCTTATTGCTTATCATTTGAAAACTCGTCTGTAAAACCATTGGTATATCAATAATTTCAAGAAAATAAGTGAAAATCAAAACTTACGATGATTCATACAATACTTTCCAGGATATTTTGTAATTTTGCAAACATGAATTAGATTTAGAAGAATCAAATGAAACCAATGATAAAATACAGGGGTGGTAAATCGAAGGAAATTCCTAATATTATGTGGCATATTCCTCGTTTTACAGGACGTTACATTGAGCCTTTCTTTGGCGGTGGCGCGTTGTTCTTTTATCTTGAGCCCCGCCAAGCTATTATCAATGATATAAATGCGAAGTTAATGAAGTTTTATCGTGGAGTAAGGGACGACTACCCTAATCTGCGGAGAGAACTTGATGAAATAGAATTGTTATACACTAATAATAGAAATGAGTTTGATGCATTAAAGGCATTACATCCTGATGAACGGGTTGAAGATAAAAATGAAGAGTTTTATTATCTTCTACGAGCCATGTTCAATGAAACTATGGATAAATCTTATTCGGATGCGTTACTGTATTATTACATCAACAAAACAGCATACTCAGGAATGATACGTTATAACGCCAAAGGGGAATTCAATGTTCCTTTTGGTCGTTATACTCATCTTAATACCAAGTCTGTTACTTTGTCGCATAGTAAATTATTGCAACGTGCAGAAATACTTAATACAGATTATAATGATGTATTTAATATGTGCAGGGATGACGATTTTGTTTTCCTTGACCCTCCTTATGATTGTATTTTTTCAGATTATGGAAATGAAGAATACAAAGATGGTTTCAATGAAGACAACCATAGACGATTAGCGAATGATTTTGCCAATCTTCCCTGCAAGACACTAATGGTTATTGGGCGCACCCCTTTGACGGAAGAATTGTACAAAGGTTATATAGTAGATGAATACGAGAAGAACTATGCCGTAAATATCCGAAACAGATTCAAGGCTGCAGCAAAGCATATTGTTGTAGCCAATTATAGGAAATGCTGGGATAATATACATGTTTGTTCATCACAATATGCAGTTTATAATGAGCCGGAAACAGCTCAATTAAGATTATTTGAAGCAAGGCAACCTTATGGCACGAATAGATAGTCAATTATTATTTCTAACGACATCTCCTCGTACACCGGAGAAGATGATACCCGAAATTGGATTACTTGTCGAACATTTTGCAGGTAATCATTGGAATAACGAAACGCAATGCGCCTTTATGGACATCCTGCGTGAAGAACAATTCTTTAATGGAAAAGGAGAGAATGACCCTGCGTTTAGCGCACGCGACAGGATAAACCGTGCGCCTAAATCTCTTGGTTTTGTAGTCCTGTCGCCTCGTATTTCCATTACTCCGGCAGGACAAGCCTTGCTGACATCTAAACGAAAGGAAGAAGTTTTTCTTCGGCAAATGCTGAAGTTTCAAATACCTTCACCATATCATAAACCAACAGCAAAGGCTGCCTCTTTCTGGGTAAAACCATATTTGGAGCTACTTCGGTTGGTACGTACTATGGGCACATTGAAGTTTGATGAGTTACAGATATTTGGAATGCAACTCACAGATTGGCGTAACTTTGAGAACATTGTTCAAAAGATTGAGGCTTTTCGTATTGCAAAAGTTGAACATCAAGGAAGCTATAAGGCATTCAAGGCAGAATATCTGCGTAATGAGCTTACACGTATCTTCGAAGAGAGGATTATGAATGGAGAAACGCAAACTCGCGAGAGCAGCGATGCGTCATTGGATAAATTTCTAAGAACGCAATCAAGTAATATGCGCGATTATGCGGATGCTTGTTTCAGATACTTGCGTGCAACGGGACTTGTGAATGTATCACACGTTGGAAAATCGTTAAGTATCGTGCCTGAGCGCATAGAGGATGTAGATTACCTTTTGCAAACAATAGACCGTAGCCCTTGTTTTATTGATAACGAAAAAGACTATATTGAATATCTTGGAAATGCGACAGTGCCACAATTACTTACAGACGACAGGCAGAAACTTGTTGCCAAACTTCATGCAGAGTTTCCACAAGTTGTGTTCAACCAAGAAGTTGAAATATCTGAGTTGAAAGATTTGTTGGCAGATCTCACGGAACAAAGGAAAACAGATACATTGAGCAGGCAAGTAGTCGAAATAAAAGACTACAAGCTCTATGATGACATACAAAATACATTCAAGCAAATTGAAAATAAGGAATTATACGATGCTCCATTGATGCTTGAATGGAACACTTGGCGTGCCATGACAATGCTTGATGGTGGAGAAATCAAGGCGAACCTGAACTTTGATGATTTCGGGAAGCCTCTTTCTACCGCACAAGGAAATATGGCTGACATTGTATGCGACTATGGGGATTATATGCTTATTGTTGAAGTTACGATGGCAAGCGGACAGAAACAATATGATATGGAGGGTGAACCTGTAAGCCGTCATTTAGGAAAAATGAAAAAGACGAGTGGCAAGCCTTGCTACTGCCTGTTCATTGCTCCTACGATAAATGAAGCCTGCATTGCTCACTTTTATACTCTACACCGTACTAACATATCATATTACGGAGGAAAATCAACAATAATACCATTATCTTTGAATGTTTTCCAGAAAATGCTTGAAGATAGCTATAAAGTGAACTATATACCGGACTCTCATCAGGTACGCCGTTTCTTGGAACATTCAAATGAACTGGTAAAAAATTGTACGGATGAGAATCATTGGTTTGAGGAAATAAATAAATCGGCAGTTAATTGGTTAAGATAATATGCAAGAGAATATCGAAACAAAGAACATAGGGAATCGTAAATTTATAATTGAACTACGATTTGATCCGAAAGTATCAATGCTCGACAAAAAAGGGTTGTTGGCAGAACAAATAGAAAACTGTAAGGCATTTAATATCAATCATTGGGAGATTGGACAAAGTGAAGTATCCATTAGAGATCACGAGGACAAAGAAAAAGCAACAAATATCGTTGCCGTCACATTTAACCGTTTGAGTTTTATTTCTTTTAAAATAAATTCTATTGAAGGCTTCTATTCAACATTCAAAAAAATATATGAAGCAGTCATAAATGTTCTTGGAGAATTGAACATCCGTCGCATTGGCTGCCGGATAATAGGAACATATATGGTTAAATCTAAAGATTATAATTCAGTTCTTAATAATTTTAAGGCTTCATTTCCCGCAAAATTCCTTATTGACCAATATCCAGCCAAAGATTTTCTATTTAATTTAGTTTACGAAAATGGGATGTATCAAATTGGACCACTCAATGAAGAAGATGCTTTTTATGATCGTGAGTTTAAAATATTCGATTGTAAAAAACATATAGGTGTCGTAATAGATACAGACAACTATCTGACAAATGAAACACAAAACATAAATGCAAAGTCCTTAATTAAAGATATTTATACACTATCATTGTCAGTAGAAAAGAACTTATATTCTAACTTGGCGGAGTTTTAAGCATGGGAAAAACAAGAAATGAGAAAAAAACACGCAAAGGATTAAGTTCCAACATTCAAAGTTATACTAATAATGGAGAGTACGACCTTGAAAGTAATTTTCGTAAGATAAGACCTTACACGCAAAGATCTCGAAAGAAGAATCCTCCTCATGGTGTTACTGACAGCAGTGAAGATTTCAGCAGGAAACGATATCAGGAAAATTATGTAGATAGTTCAGCCCCGACTTCTCTACAAACTGCATCAGGAAGCGCTTTTTGGGATTCCTATTGTAGACTCGATGATAAGATTTCTGATTATAAAGAAAAGAATGAGGTCGCACATTCAGACCTCCGACAGGAATTAGAACAAAAAATTAATATTTCGGAAAACAAACAGAATGAGAAAATAGGAGAAATCAATAACAAACTGGGAGACCTTGATAACAAAATAGATAAAAGACTATCCATACAATGGTATAGTTGGACTATTGGTGGAATTGTGGCTATAGTTACCATTTGGTTCATTTTTTCGTATAAGGAAGTGGCAGAAACTCCAAGAAAGATACAATCAATAGAGAATAAGATTGATTTTATAGAAAAGTATATGCAGAAAAGGGATTACTATTTAGATAGCTTGTATATAAAAAAGAAATAAGACTTTATCAATATCTCTTATCGTCATTTATCCCAAATTGGTCATTGGAAATTCATTATGTATGGTTTCTAATGACCAATTTGAGTTTATTTTTCACAAACAGAGGGAAGAAAAACACCTCCCTTTGCTTGCGTTGCGACTTCATTAAAAGACACCATCAAACAGACTGACTGCCTCAATCTTCTTTTCAAGGTTCACTTTGGCATAGACTTCTGTAGATGTCACGCTGCTATGACCAAGTACCTCTTTTACTGATGAAATATCCGCACCTGCACTGATAGCCAATGTTGCCGTTGTGTGCCGGCTTGAATGGTAGGTGAAATCCTTTTCTATCCCAGCTTTGTCCTTTATGCGCCTTACATACTTTGATATGTTGTCTGACTTCTTTACTAAATGGAACACCAAACTTTCGGGATTATCATCTTCACGAGGTGGAAGAAATGACAAAGCCATATCATTGAGCGGAATAGTCGCAGGACGTTTGGTCTTGCGCTGTATGATGCAGATTGTCTGAACCCCATCTATGAGTTTTATATCTCCCCAGCGAAGATGCTGCATATCGCCAAGTCGGATGCCTGTCATGGACGATAAGCCGAATGCCATTTGTACTGTCCTTTCATTCTCCGTTGCGCATTCCACATTGAGGAAGCGAGTCAATTCTTCTGGAGTGAGGTATTCCCTATGTTTGTCAGGTGCATGGAAACGCTCAACTTTTGTAAGACTATGTACAGGATTGAACGCTATAAGTTCTTCCCTTACCGCCTTGTTGAATATCGCCTTTACCGTTTCCTCAAACAGAAGCAGCGTATAGTCAGCCAATTTGCCATCCTGCGTTTTTATCTGTCGTGGGTTACGGTATTCATTGCGCATATAGTCAAAAAGCCCTGTTATAATTTGGGCATCAACATTCTTCAGGAGTATTTTTATCTGTTTAATCTTTTCAAGGTATGTGGCAATTCGTTTACGAACCACTCCCTTATGCTGTAACATTTTCTTGCTGTTGTCGCAAGCCTTTGACCATTCGATATATTCATCACACCAATCAAGCCATGTCAGTGTTTCTGCCTTTTCATTCTTCCCCTCTGTTTGCTTGGGTTTCTTCTCAAAAGATGGTGGATTTAGCAAACGCTCGGCACGAATCACTCTCGCCTTGTCGTATGCTTCACGGTTCAGTTTCTTTGCCTTTGGCAAATCTTCGGGTACAAGATACAGATGCAGGTTCTCTTTCTTACGGAATCCTGTTTCGTAATATTCCAGATACAGGCTTCGGTTTCCTGCGGTCAGCTTACGTTCTTTGATTTCTATCTTCATATTGCTATTTGTGTTTGGTCAAACATTCCATTGACGAGGTTTACCGTTTCAAGTTTCTTCTTATCCACGATTTTTGCATAAACCTCTGTCATTTTGATACTCTTGTGTCCAAGAATCTTACTTACCACATAGATGCTGGCTCCCAAAGTCAAAAGCATGGTGGCTGCGGTATGGCGTGAGCAATGGTAGGTTATGTGCTTTTGTATTCCGGCTGTTTCCATCCATTCCTTTAGTACCACTTCTACAGTAGTGTGCGTTATCTTTAGTTGATGGAAAATGTTATCCATGCCCTCAATTCTTTCAGGCATCCATCTTTTTGCTTCTTCCGATAAAGGAATGGTTACACGGTCTTTGGTCTTGATTTGTACATGGTCTATGTATTCCGTCTTGCCATCTGCAGCGGAATGAATCTCGCTCCAGTTCAACGCTTTCATATCGCTGTAACGAAGTCCTGTGAAGCAAGAGAACAGAAACGCTTTTTTTACAATCTCATACCGACAGGGAGTGTTCATCACTCTCTTAACTTCCTCAATGGTTAGAAATTCACGGTCGGCAACCAACTTCTGCGGTTTCTCTTTGGCTTCCAGCAACGTGAATGGGTTATGCTCGATAAGCCCCTCACGCACCGCCTTAGCCAATGCAGAGCCGAAGCGGTTTACGAAGATACGACAGGTGGTGCAACTTAATGTTTTCTTTCCGTCATTGAAAGTACAAGTTTTTAAGAATGCGATGAAGCCTTTGCAGAACTCCTTATCTACTTCTTTTAATGACAGGTCGGGCTTCCCTATGTGGGATAGGTATTGTTCCACTCGTGCCTGCACGTTTCTTTTGGAGCGTTTGGATGATTCGGAGAGTTCTGCATTGTCTTCCACATACTGCCCGAACCATGCGCTGAGTGTCAGCCTTGACTTTTTTACCTTGTCCCAATCCACAAGCCCCTCTTTCTGAATGTCAAGTATGCGTTGCGCCTTGATTTGTTCTGCCAATTTGCGTGTGTTGGCATTCTGCAACTTGGTTGCGGCATTGATTTCCGGCACTAAATAGAGTTTCAGACCTTCTTTCTTTCGATTTCCCCGATAATAGATGTCAAGATACAGGCTAATGCTGCCGTCCAAGAGGTTTTTCTCACGGATGCGGACAGGCTCTTTCAATTTGATTTCTTTCTTCTTTCGTCCCATTTTGTTTTCTTTATTTTCTGATGTTTATATTTGCTTTCTTATTGGTAATCAACAATATAATTGCTATTGCAAAGGTATTGCCAAACGGGACAAAAAAGGGACAAAATCAGTCAAATAATCCGCAATTTTAGGAAAGTATAACGAAGCAATCCAAAATCTTCATTTCTTCCTAGGAAACTGTAAATCAGTATCCTTTTATCAATCTTGTTGCCTTTTATTTCCGATGTTTAGACCCACTTGAAGTAATTGGTGGTTACTGGTGGATACCGATACGGGCAGGGCCATCAATTGCTGGCAGATTCTTGTGACCAGTTTTAACGGAATTAAAACTTATGTGTAGATTATGGAAATCAGAAGAACCGGAAATACCGGATTTATAGATACCGGGGAGGGGCAGCTTATCTCCTTCGCCATGGGAAAGGGATGGTCTCCTTCTTCCATCAGCTTCAGCCGCCCGGAGAGCTGGCAGACCCGCAAGATACGGGTCGCGGGTGTGAATATCGTGCCCATGGGTGCCAATAACGACCTTCCCGGCGACGTACAACGCCTGCTGGATAACTTTTACGGCGGTGAGGGTATCATGGGTAAAATACAGGGATTGCAGTGGGGAGAGGGCCCCCGCTTCTTTGAGGAGGCCATCGACTCCGAAAACAACCGCTTTTACCGCAAATGGATACTCGATGACGTCATACAGGCGGATCTGGAGAGTTGGGATTACCGCGACTATATGCTCCGCTGCCTGGTGGACCTGGTGCACATGCAAGGGTTCTGGGTAAAGTTCATCCGTAACCGGGGACCGCGTATCGGAGAGGATGGAAGGATAATCAGGCTGGAACATATCCCTTACAGGAAATGCCGCTTCGAATATCCCGATGACAGACACGATTTGCCACAGAACGTATATGTGGGCGACTGGCCCTTCCCCGATCCCGACAGGCTGGCCAAATATCCCGTTTTCAATCCGGCGGACCCGTTCCGGCATCCGGTATCGGTCGGCTATTTCAACATATACTCCTTTTGCAGGGACTTTGTCAGCACGCCCCGTTTCCTGGGGGCTTTCCCGTGGCTGGAACTGGCGGGCACCATCGCCCCCTTGCTGGCAGCCTATAATGCCAACGCGTCGGCACTGAGCCTGCATATAGAGAGCCCGCAGGCCTATTGGGACGCGGCAGAGGACAGGATCAGGGAAATATGCAAGCGTAAGGGGGTGCCTTATTCGGCCAGAATGCTCGAGGAATTCAAGGATGAAGCCATGGAGAAGTTCGCTTCAGGAGTGACCGGCAGGGAGAATGTGGGCAAATACATGCACACGACCAGGTTCTGGGATGCGGACGCCAATGACTTCCAGGGCTGGACGATAACCCCCATCGACAAGAAAATAAGGGATTATATCGAAAGCCAGATCAAGATCGCCAACAAGGCCGATGCCGCGGCCACATCCGGGTTCGGACTGGATCCGGTGCTCTCAAACCTGATCATGGATAACAAGCTGTCCTCAGGGTCGGAAAAACTGTACTCCATCAAGGTGTACAATGCCAGTGAGACGGCCATACCGGACATGATCCTGTGCAAACCGTTGATGCACTACATACGGGCCAATTATCCGGGAAGCAGAACACAGGTGGGGCTTTACCGGAGCGTAGTGGAATCCGAACAGAGTGTATCACCCGCAAACAGGATGAAAGAAAATATATAATATACAAATATGAAACTGATATTTGATAAAGATTCAAACGGCACGCAGGAACTGGTCGACGCCTTGGGCCTGATCGATGTCCGCACGGACTTCTCCAAATGGAAGCCGTACATACCTTTAAGCATACGTCGCCTGACCGCCATCATAGGGCAGGAGGTTTATGACAAGGTTCTCGACTTCTACCAATCGGCAAGCGTCGATCCGGATGGCAAGCTCACCCGCCTGTTGGGAATGGTGCAGCAGTCCGTAGCGCTGTTTACCTGGCTGAAAATCATCCCCACACTGGATGCGCAGCATGGGAACACAGGCAGGCAGAAGCGCTTGGGGGAGCACGAAAAAGGGCTGACAGCCTTACAGGAGTACAAGGATGAAGCCAACATCCTGAGTCAGGCCTACGAGTCGGTAGATGCCCTGATAGCATATCTGGAGCAGGAAAAGTTCGATTTCTGGATACAAAGCCCCAAAAGGAAGGCTGTATCGGAATTGCTCCTGAATAGCAAGGAGGCATTTGATTTTTACTATGTAACCGGCAGCCACCGGCTGTTTCTGACCCTGGCACCCATCATCCGGGAGGTGCAACAGAGGCATATCATCCCGATAATCACGTACGGCCGTTATGAAAAGCTGGTAGCGGGCCAGCAGGTGGCAGAGGGGTTCCGAGACGCCGTCTGTCGGCCGCTGGCCCTGCTGTCCATGAGCAAGGCCGTGGAACGTTTGCCCGTGGAGGTCCTGCCCGACGGTGTGGTGCAGGTGCAGCTTGCAGGAAGCGTCCGTGAAAAGCTCAGGGCGGAAGCCGAAGCGCGCAAGACAGTGGCAAAAAGCCTGGAACAAGATGGCATGCGGGATCTTGCCGCGCTGGAGGACCTGGTCGCGGCGCTCGACGCCGCACCGGATGAACCGGATCTGTATGTACCCTCGATCACCCTTCAATCAAAAGGCATAACATTCTGACTATGAAAGAAATTACGTACAACAATCAAAAGAAAGAGATTCCGGACTCCCTGGAGGAGTTATCCCCCAAGGAGTATTACCGTTACCTGGAGTTGGTATTAATGATGAACGCGGGGGAGATTTCTCCTTTCCAGATGCGCTGCAAGCTGCTTTCCTGCCTTCTGGGGATGAAGCACAGCCTTCTTCTGTGCCTGGGAGAAATACAGGAAGAGCTTTTGGCGCAACTCCCCGCCCTGGACGGGTTCTTCGATATCACCTCGCAGGAGGGGATGATGGTTTACGACGCCCGCCTGAAAACTGGCCGGAACCTGCTGCCCGCCTATAAGGAGTGGAAAGGCCCGGGGGATATGCTCTCGGGGATTACTTTCGGACAGTTTATCGAGTGCATGGGGGTGATGGCGGAAATGGAGCGCGCCCGGGAGCAGGGAAATGAAGAAGATATAGGGGAACTGATATCTTCTATAGGCAGACTGCTTTATAAGAAACAGGGCCCTCAGGAAACCGGCACTCCTCCTTTCCCGGTCTGCTTCCACGCATACATCTTCTTTCTCGCGGTCTGGGAGCTGATTTACAGTGTCCCCATTTCAACCAACGGGAAGGACATCGACTTCTCGATCCTGTTCGAGAAATCCGGGCGGGGGAATGCAGGGGACAATACCGGCTGGGTGGGAATCTCGTACGACGTGGCCGCATCGGGTGTTTTCGGTGATTTCAGACAGGTAAACGACACCCCTTTCTGGGATGTGATGCTATACATTTATAAATGCAGGTTTGAAATGTTACATAACAATAAGAAGCAATGAAGTATTTTACAATCAAGGAATTAAGCCACAGCGATACGGCCGTGGCGCGCGGGATTGACAATACCCCTACGGGGGAGGTGGTTCACAACCTGACAGAGCTGGTGGAAAACGTCCTCGACCCGCTCCGTGAAAAGTACGGGAAGCCCATCCGGGTAAGTTCCGGTTACCGGAGCGCTGTGCTGAACAGAAGCGTGAACGGGGCGACCTCCAGCCAGCACCTACTGGGTCAGGCCGCCGATATTACCGTAGGCAGCAAGGAGGGAAACCGCCGGCTTTTCGAGATCATCCGCAAGGAACTGCCTTTCGACCAGCTGATCGACGAGAAGGATTTCTCCTGGGTGCATGTGTCATTCCGCACAGGCAAAAACAGAAAACAGGTATTAAAACTCTAAAACTGTTCAGCTATGGTAGATTTACAGCAATATGAAGAGTATTGGTCGGGTATAACGGAGAGGATTCCGCAAATAAAGAAGGTGGTGCCTGTCACCTTCGACCCCGACATGGGCGCTTTGGTCCAAGGGCTTAAAGCGGACGAACTACCGGCGCTGCTACTCATCATCCCAAGCGCCAAAGGAAAATCCCCGGATGTGGACAACCTGTTGGAATTAAACCTTTGCGTAGCGTTCCTGATGGACAAGACCGATCCGCAGCGTAAGGGGACTTATCAGGTGTTAAAGGAGTTGCAGCCCGTCATGGAGAAGATGAAAGCGCAGATGATCGATGACAAGGCTGCGGGATGTCACCTGCTCTCCCGTCTGGACCTGTCGAGCTTATCCACCATTCCCGAAGCGGGATTTTATTCGGTCTTTGCCGGATGGAGCCTGGGATTTGAATTCGAAACGCCATGAACGAGGATCTGATAAAACAAGAGTTTGTCCGGGAGAATATCGAAAGGGATATCCGGGCCATTTTCGAGGCGCAATACCTGATCGCCACCGAAAGGGTGTATACCTCTGCCATCTATCCGACTCAGGTCGGACAGGGGCGGAGCCTTGTCCGGGAACAGGGGTATGGACGCCTGGTGCGGGGTACTACCGGCCGGCTGCTCAGCGCCTTACACAACCCCGTTTACAGCGTCGGGTTTTCCGGGCGGGGGGTGGTCGCCACTTCCAACATCCCCCTCTATATCCGCTTCCTGGATATGAAGAAACATGGAAACTATGGCATCTATAACCGCCAGGTATGGGGAATCCTCTGGAACAATTCGCTCCAGACCATAAAATACGGATATGGCAAGGAGGTCCGCGACCGTATTTATGCCGGATTACAGGAAGCTTTCCAAAGAATGGAAATACGTACGGATTCCTAAAGACACATTGTCCTTTTGTCCGGGAGACGGCCCGCCTATTTTTGTCCTTAAAAATAACGTTATGGGAAAATTACAACCGGATTATATCACCTGGACGCTTTTGGTCAATGCGGACGGGTTGCAGAAGGAGATGCTGAAGGTGCGCAACAACACCAAAGAGCTCAAGGCGGAGAACGTGCGCCTGAAATCCTCCATGGAAAATCTTGCCATGCAGGGAAAACTCCAGAGCAAGGAGTATAAGGAACTGAATGCGCAACTCAAGGCCAACAACCGTACCATCTCGGAAAACGGGGAGAAGCTCCGCCTGCTCGAAAGCCGTCTGAACAACGCCGACAAATCGTATGCCCAGCTCTCAAAACAGGCCAGACAGCTTCGCAGGGAATTGGACAATACGGTAAAATCGTTACAACCCCAAGAGTACGCCCGTCTGGAGGCGGAACTGGCAAAGACCAAGGAGGCGATGGAGCAGCTAAGGCCCAAAGCCGAGGCGGTGAAAGAGTCATTTTTCAGCCTTACCAGGATGAAATCCGCGGTAGTCGGTTTTTTCGCCGGTATAGGTGCCAGTGCCGGCTCCTTCTTTGCAAACAGCATCTCGGAGGCCAGGTCCTGGATGTCCGAAGGTATCAGACTGGCGGCAAACGCCGACGGTGTCAGGCGCGCTTTTGACAAACTCGACCGCCCGGGGATACTTTCGGAGCTCAGGAAAGCCACTAAAGATACGGTGAATGACCTGGAGCTCATGCAGGCCGCGGTACGCGCCAAAGACTTTCGTATCCCGCTCGAGGACCTGGGGAAATACTTGCAGTTTGCCCGGTTAAAAGCACAGCAGACCGGACAGAGCGTGGATTATCTGACTGACTCGATCATAACCGGACTGGGTCGTAAATCACTGCTGATACTCGACAACTTAGGCCTGTCGGCCGCGGAGGTCAACGAGGAGATGGCCAAAACGGGGGATCTGATGGCAGCGGTGGCTGCAATCGTGGACAGGCAACTCGCGCAAGCGGGGGAGAATTACGTGTCGGCTGCGGACAAGGCCGCTCAAAAAGCCGCGGAGCTGCAAAACAGGCAGATGGAAATCGGAAGGCTCCTGCTTCCCCTGCAAGAAAAATGGAGCGGTCTCTTCCAGTCTCTCAAGCTCGGTTTTTCAGATGTGGCGCTCCGGGTATTGGAACATAAAAAAAGCATCATTACGCTTATCTCCGTGGTTACCGGTTTTATTCTGGTTTATAAAACGGTTATTCTTCTGCAAAAAACATGGAACGGGCTTTTAATGCTGGGCAAGGCGGTCGGCCTGGCCTACGCCTCGGTTGTGGCCATGCAGAGAGGAAACATCCTCAGAAGCGCTGCCGCCATGAAAATGTATAATGCCTCGGTGGCGTCCAACAACATCCTGGTAAAGGCATGCACCGCATCCACTTATCTGTTTGCCGCCGCCAAGGCGGTGCTTACCGGGAATATCAACAAGGCCCGGATTGCCATGCAGGCCTTTTATGCAATCACCAAAATAAGCCCGCTGGCCATAGTGGCCACCGTGGTCGCCGCCCTGACATACAAGCTGGTGTCTTATCGCAGGGAACTTACGGCGACGGAAAAAGCGGAGCGGAGCCTGCACCGGGTGCGGGCGCAGGCCGCCGACACCGTAGCCACCGAAACCCGGGAACTGAATACCCTCCTGGGAATCGCACGCAACGAGAAAATAAGCAAGGAGCAGCGGATGGAGGCCATAAAAAGGCTCAACGCCTTAAGTGAGGAATACCTTGGCGGTCTCAGGCTGGAAACAATCAACACCAGGGAAGCCACGGCCGCAGTGAAGGACTACACGGACAACCTGTTGTCCATGGCCAGGATACGCTCGGCAAACTCAAGGCTGGAGGAGATCCAGAAAGAAAAAAGGGCACTGGAGGAACAGCGTAAGGATATCCATGCCAACCGGAATCTCTGGGACAGTTTCAAACTGGGGCTCGCCAAAGGGTTCAATTCTTTGTCCGTAGCGGTAAAGGGGTATTCCGACGCCTGGTCGGAGGGGGTCATCCATGACTATTTTGCAAGGGAATTCGACCAAATACAAGCCTTGAACCGGGAAGAAAAGAAACTTACGCAGGAGATCACGGCCTCACAGCAGGATATCATTAAGGTCGATACCCAATCCGAGGCAAAAACCAAGGACCTTATCCAGGCCAAAAAGGAAGAGATTGCCCAGGCTGAGCGGGAAGTCGCCTCGACGCCGGCCCTGCTGGCCGCCAAAAACCGGAAACTCCAACAGTTGAACGAGGAGCTTAAAGCGTTGCAGCAGCTGGGAACTATCCGGGAAACCCCGGACGGATTCGCCTCGCAGACCGACAAGGTCCTCTCGGCCCTGAATGAGAGGCATGAAAAGGAGCTGCTCAAGATCCGGGAAAACAAGGAGAGGCAGCAGCAGACACAGGCTCAATACGATAAGGCCGTGCTGGCGGAAGACATAAGGTTTCACACCCAAAGGCTCGTCATCCTCGAAGGGCTGGAGAAAAAGACCGCCCGGACCAAACTCAGGCAGCTGGCCGACATCCGGGCAAAAATGACGGAAAGCTCCGCCAAAATACTGGAGTTACAGCGGAAACTGGATGAAAACGAGGTTGCCCTGCTACAGGAACAGCGGGATAAAAAACTGGCCATACAGGAGGATACGTACAAGGCCACCAGGGCACAGATAGAATTGAATTATGCAAACCTGCATATTACGCAGCAGCAGCGCGACATGTTGCTGTTGAGCCTGGAGGAGTCCAATTCCCGGGAAAGACTCGGTATCCTGAAGGAATACCGGAAGGATGTGGAAGCCCTGGAGCTACAGACGGGGGATGTGAAAATACAGGCCGTCAAACTCTCCGGGCAAAAGGTACTGGAGGCGGAGCTGGCCAACGCCAAAGACAGGGCCGCGCAGCAAAAGGCGATCGAAACCATGCTTTCCTCTTTCAAAAAAGAGTTCAACCTTTTCAATCTGCCGGATGAAACGGACCTTCAGCTCAAGGTGCTGGAAGCGTCATACCGGGCCCGGCTGGAACTGATCCGCAATGCGCTCAAAAACGAGCTTGTCACAAAGGATCAGGCCGCCCGGCAGGAAAAGGAGCTGGAAGAAGCGTACAGCACCGCAAAACTGAACATAACCCGGGGTGCCGAAGAGCGCAGAAACGGGATTTTGGAGAAGTACGGGCTGCTCGGATTCCAGCAACGCTATGCCATGCAGATGGCGGCCCTCAAGCGGGAGAAGGAACAGGGGTTGATAGGTGCCGAAGCATATGCAAAGGCCGAAAAGATGCTCAAGATACAGTTCTGGAAAGAGGCTTTCGATTATTATTCCAACCTGTTTTCAGGGGCTGTCTCTGCCCTGCAAAACGCCGAGATCGCGAACATGGAGGCCAAATATGACGCCGAGATCGCCGCGGCACAGGGAAACGCGCAGGAGGTCGAACGCCTGGAAACGGAGAAGGCGCAGAAGAAGCTGGAGATCGAGAAGAAATACGCCGACGTGCAGTTTGCCGTAAAAGCCAGCCAGATCATTGCCGACACGGCCGTGGCCATCATGAAAGCGCTCTCGCAACTGGGACCGATCGCAGGACCGGTGGCGGCAGCACTGATGGGAGTAACCGGGGCCGCCCAGCTGGCAGCGGCCAATGCTGAAAGACAAAAGGTAAAGAGCATGACGCTCTCCGGAGCGTCCGGCTCCACACCCGTAAGCGCCGAAAGGGTGGTGAACGCTTCCGGGGGATATGACCAGGGAGGTTACACCGGGGACGGAGACCGCTACGAGGTGGCGGGCGTCGTCCACAGGGGAGAGTACGTCATTCCGGTGCCGGAAATGAAGAACAAGCGGGTGGTTAACATGGTAAAGGTCATCGAAAGCATACGCCGCAACCGGACATCGGCCAATCCATGGCCCGGGTATTACGAGGGAGGGAAGGTCACGGAGAGAGAGCGCCCCGGACAGGACATCGACCGTCTGAACCGGGCGGCGGAGAAATTGGAAAGGGCCTCAAGGAACCTCTCCCGGCCGGCAAAAAGTTACGTCCTGCTGAGCGACATCAACGCGGCTCAGGATTTACAGAAGAGTTCAGAGAAACCATTTACAAGAACAGACCAATAATACAACCGGTATGGCATTAACCATTCAGACAGAGAAAGGGATATTCGACCTTCCCCGGGATTTCAGCGTGGAGATAGAGAACACGTCGCCCATATACACCGACAAGGGCAGCCAGACGATCGCATCGACGTTGCCGGCAACCGGGCACAATCTTTCGATGGTGGATTACATCCACCGGCCGGATATCCGCAATGCGCCAAAGCGGGACGCCGCGGCGGTGGTGACCGACGGGGTTTACCGGCGGACAGGAAAACTCAATATCACCTCCGTGTCAACGGAGTCGGGCATCGTATGCAATATCGGGTTTGACGAAAGCCTGATGTATGAAGCCTGGAAAAACGTTTCACTCAAGGAACTTCCGGGACTGCCGGTCATCAAATACCCGGAAGGCGTCGCAGCCCTTGCCCGTCACCTGGAGGAAGTGATGCGCTACCAAACCCCGGCGGATTATCACGTGTTCCGCATACAGGTGGCGTCTGAAACCCTGGAAGAGACGGAGTATCCGGAGTTCATCAACCCCATAGGGTCGGACGGGAAGACGTACGCCCTGCTGAAGGAAGCACGGACCGAGAGGGTTGTCATATCGGGCCAGGCCGTAGATGTAAAGGTTCCCGCAGGATACGGGATATCGCCGTTCCTGAAGGTATCCCGCATATTGGAGATGATATTCTCGGCATACGGCTTTACATTGGTGGAGAATCCCTTTGCCACCGATTACCAGCTCAGCAAGATGGTCGTGCTCAACAATGTGGCGGACACCATTGTCACCGGAGAGATCGACTACAGGAATTTGATGCCGGACTGTACCGTCAACGAGTTCCTGGACGCGCTGTTTTGCCGTACCGGGGCCAAGGTTTACGTAAATGCCGGCCGGAAAGCCGTCATACGCCTGCTCAAGGATTCGATAGGCGCAACGGCATCCGCCGACTGGACACCGCTCAAGGCCTCGGAACCGGAAATAAACTACACGCCCGCAAAGCAGCTCAAGCTCTCGGCGGGCACATCGTTCAAGGAAGCCGAACCGGCGGCGGACTCCTTTGAGAAATTCCTTAAGCCTTATGGGGGGATCATTACGGAATTTACAGGGGACCGGGACGTGCCCGACGAACTGTACATAACCTACCAGCCTTCCACCGGAAGATATTACAAGCGGGACATCGTGAACAAGAAAAAGAAGTGGATATCCAGCGACTTTTTCCCATGGGACAAGGGCACCCCCGGTGTGGAATACCTGGAGATAACGGGAAAGGACGAATGTGTCCCCATGGCATTTAAAACGGGGCTGCTGACTCCCGGATATCTGGCGGGGGCGGTCAACATCAACACAACCCTCAGAGGGGCCGCCAAGGAGCAGGGGGAGAAGAAGCAGACACCCCTGGCTTTCTGCTTCGCCATGGGGAAAACCAATCAGATTATAGGGGCCGGGGCCCTTGTGGAGGAGTATTATTTCGGCAGCTCACTCTGCCGGGAGCCCAAAGGCGAATACTTTCAGGACCCCGGGGGGAATGTTTACAGGTATTCACTGGTTTTCAGGGGAGAGGACGGGGCGTTTAACCGGTTCTTTAAGGAGTACGACGCGGTCCTGAGGCATGCCGATCATGTCTATGCGGTACAGATGAACCCGGACAGGGCCGGACTGCTGAAGCTGGACACTTCCCGGCCCGTCATGCTGCACGGACAAAGGATGATGGTCGAAAGCCTCAAGTACGCGCTTCCGCTGCGCAAAGGACGCCCTTGCCAGGTGAAACTGCGTTCCCTTAAACTTTTGCAGCCCTACGACCTGGACAAGGAGCAGGAATTGGTGCCGATGACTCCGCAGCAGGCGACATGGAAGGTCTTTACCTATTTCGACAGGGATATGGAACTCAGGGTGCAGGAGTTGCGGGAGCAGCCGGGGATCATCAGGGTCGATGTCGTGGCAAAAGAGGTGCTGACCAGGCCGGAAGAGGGTGATTTCGACATGTACCCGCCACCATCCTTGCAGGATGTTGCCGACAGAAGGAAGATCATGTACACCTATAAGGGGAAGCTCAAATACAGACCGTATCCACCGGGGCTTACACAGGAGGAGGTTGTAAACTACAGGGCGGGAGTCATTGCCGTAAAGATATAAATCCTGTCCTTTAAACTACCGCGCCAAACGGTCATTTTTGCAGCATGGAAACAAAAAATCAAAATAAGATAGTGACGGCGCCCTCCCTGGAAAATACACGGGAGCTTTACGGGATTTACCGCCAAAGATACGGGGCTGACAAGACCCCGGAGGACTTTTACCGGTTTATGACAACCCCCGGCGTGGAAAGGCGATCCTTTCTGCTTGAGAATACCCGAACGCGGCCGCTATCCATTAATAACACGATCATTCATAAGTGCGTATGAGTTTCGAGATTATCAGAAAAACCGGAGAGATCGCCTTTGTGGCAAACCCTATCGCCTTTGAGGTAAAAACCTCCGGGGAGGCCGAAATTGAAATCCGTCTCAGGGTTGGAGCACAGGAGGTGTTTTCAGCCTCCTACGTACCTTTTGGTGACAGGATCCATTTCGACATTGCCGAAATCTTGCAGCCCTTCGTTACTTCCGGACCCTTGGAGGACTCGGAGGATCTGATCCTGCCCGTATCCGGTTTTATGGCCGGTTACACGCTCGAGGTAAAAGGGCGGGAGACCCGGACACTCACCGGCAAGGTGATATGCGGGGGGATCAGCAAACAGGCGGCAAGGGAAATGGCCGGCAGGGGAACGGACTTTATCCTGAACCGGCTCAGGGATTATTCATCGCAATTCCTCTTTACCACGCGGACCCGCGGGAAGCATATTGCGATAAGGGAAACCGAAGTCTCCCCCCTGATCTTCATTCATCCGGACAAAAGGATACAGGTGGAATCCGAATATGGAAACAGAATAAAACTGCCTGAAGGGACAGCCGGAGAAGTTTATGCTTTAAACATAGGGCGGATCCGGCGGGAGTTTTTCCACAGGTATAACCAGATCGTGTCATTCATCCGGGTATTGGTGCCGGCCGAAGAAGCCTTTGACATCTCTTTCACACCCGGGGAAGTGTCAGAAAACGGACTGTCATTTCTCTTCAGAAACTCTTTGGGATGCTATGAAGTGATAGAAATGCCGGGGAAAATGATTTACTCCCTTGACCGGGGGGATGATGAAAACTACCGGACATTCGATGAAGAGGGCGGTGATTATATAACCGGACGTCCAAGGCCCGACCTCCTGCAAAAAATGAAGCTGAATACAGGATTCAAGAGGAAAACAGAGTTGAAATTCATTCAGGACCTGCTCTCCTCGGATGATATCCGGCTGCTTAACGGAACCGCCCGAAGGCGTGTACTGGTAACTTGCGAAGAGTACGGTTATGAAGAACCCATGAAGGAGCCGACATCCCTGGTGCTCGATATCGAGGTTGCCGAGCGGGAATCCAATTACACCCCGGACATGGACGGGGAGAACGCCCCACCTTTCATCGAACTTCTGCCCGGGGAGGTGGAAATACCCTCAGAAGGAGGGCAGGTCAGGGTACGGGTCGAATCAAATATCATGTGGGAGGTGGTTTGATTCCTAGTTCTTATGGAACTTGGAAAACACCTCGGACGGGGAGTGAAAGCAAAGCG